GGCTGTTCTCCGCAGTGCGCAATTGATTTTTACTATTAATATCATAACACTTATAGTCTTTTATCTATATAAGCATATCTTTATATTTAATCCTGATTTATTTTATTTTTTATAGCCTAAATTGGCTCTATTTTGTGTCTGGTTAGGTACTAATAATATTACAGCATAGCATACCCCCTCCCCCGCCCTCTATTTAGGGGTCGCCTGTGGATAAGTCTGTGGATATAGTGGTCTTACCTGTGGATAACTTTATAGCCTGTGGATAAGTCTGTTGCGTTGCGTCATAATCTGTACAGCTTAGGTGTGTGAGTGGTGTTAGTACCCTCTGAAGTCTCTCTGAAGTCTCTCTGGAGTCTCTCCCGATCTGGTCACAGACTACGACTAAAGTAGTGTTACCGACTACCGCAATACGTTACCAATCTGCCCAAGTGTTACCAATGGTTACTACGACTTAGGTCTAAGGCAATCTCTGGAACCAGCATAAACACTGGGGTTTCAAAAAGTTGGCACACTGGTTGCAAGTACTAAATCACATTCAAACGAAACGGAGTACACAACATGAGCACACTTATTCGCACATACTACGCACTGAACGTACCTGCGGACGCTGATGATCAATACTGTCAGAAGTTCGTTGGTTACTTTGACACAGTGGCCGAAGCTGAAGCCAAGGCGACTGAGTTGGGTGTCGATCTGTTTGAGATTGACGAAGAGTCAGACTACGAGGGTGACGGTGAATTTACCGTCATCGCATAAGGAGTACACAACATGACAAACACAATCACATACAATCGAGACAACTGGTCAGGCGATACATCGGACGTTGTTATCTACAAAAACGGCACATTCAAGGACAGCGTGTACGGTAAAGGAACTTGGAAGCATGAGGACTTAGGTGAAGGTTACGCAGTGATGAGAATCAAGATTGACGGAGTACCGTTCAAGGCTGTAAAGATTGATAGCTCATACTGGTACGCCGAAGACTACGACATTTCTAGAGACGACAAAAACGGGATCGTTGCTTGCTTGAAGTTAGCCAGTAACACAATGTAACCCACTGATGAGACCGAGTTGCATCGGTCGAAACGCTCTGATACTGTCGGAGCGTCTGGGAAGCTAACACTGGAGGAAGCACCATGAGAATTACAACAGCACACATTGAGAACCTGACCGACTGGATCAACCAAGAGAAGGGCTTTCCGCTCACTGCTTGGAAAAAAGAAGGTCACGCCTTAGTGGCTCAGATTGGACACATTCACGCCTATCGACAGAGTGGGCATTGGTCTGTTGTTCAGATCGTCACCAGAGGCGGAGGCGAGCGAGACTTGAGACACGGCACAGCACGAGAGGTGTATGAGTTTTTGCGTGGAATGCAGGAGGCAATGATTTTGGATAAGCTGACAGAACGATACATGGAGGCAGTCGCATGACTTGGTTTGAATCTGAAAAGCTCCTAAACACAGCGGGCTATCGTGAGATCTTCTGTGGTGATTGGGGTGTCGGTGAAGTGATAGGTAAAAACTTTGAAGACGACGAAGGTTGGGTAATGTGGTGGGGTCACGTCTCCACCGATGAGGAGATGGGCTGTGGTCAACTCTGCATCTACGATGGGGAGGTGGTTGACTACGACAGTTATACCATGATGTCGCCACCTCAAGGGTGCATCGAAGCATTAGAAAAGTTTGGCATCAACGCAGATTATTTGAAGGATTGAAAATGGAAGGATTGTTTTTTACAGTTGCAGGCATCGCAGGGTTTTGCCTTGTGATGGGAATGGGTGGACTGATTGCGTGGGCTTTAGGGTTTGACATCAACGAACCGGAGTACTACGATCAGGACTGACCGCACTGATGAGGTTGGATTGAGCTACCAACCGAAACTCTGGAGTATCCCTCACTCCGGAGTCTGCGGAAGCTCCGCAAATAAACTTTAAACACTGGAGAAGTGAAAATGAATGTATTAGCAATTAAAGTAAACAAGACCAAAGCCCCTGAAATGAAGCACTCACGTCAGAAGGGTTCCAAGTATACTGAACTGTTTGCAAACATGAAGGCAGGACATTGGTTCACAATCAACAGCAAGGATCGCATGAAGATACAAGCGGCCGCATCGACTCACTTGAAGGGTCGTTACAGCCTGTATCAACATCCGACTATGGACTGCAAGTATGTCTTCCGGTTGAATAAGTAACCCTGAGACGCATTGTATAGCCCTGTGAGCGATGATCGTTGGCAGGGCTATACCAACCCACTGGAGAAAGTAATTATGTGGCCGTATGAGCAAAAACGAGTGGCGTTATTATATTTTTATGAGATGCCAGACGACTGGGAGGGGTGTTATGAGCCAGAGCAAATACTTGATTCGACGTTCTTACCTTATTTAAAAGGAGTGCAGGTGTTCATAGATTACGCAGGAGCCAAAGCACTGGTCGATGAAATCTGTGACGACTATCTCGACTGGTCTCAACGTAATACGAAAGGGTTTCACTATGTGCGAGGTAAATCAAAGAGTGGACATACCTTAGTGTTTCAACTAACTTACAACTATCTAATGGAGGATGATGAATGAATGATTCAACATTGACAGCGTTAAACCATGCGCACTTGCATATTAAGCAAGCGGTTGAGGCTTTAGACGATACGCATTTACTGGATGATGAACGCTTGGATGATGCCTACCGTGACTTGATCACGTTACAGGTGACCATGCGTGAATTGTACGAGGAGTATGACAACATCGACAAGAAAGACTGGGACACAGACATAGGGGATAAGTAATGGACAGACCTAAATGTTGCCAGTGTGGGAAACCTGCTGACGCAGTGGAGAAAGATCACTGGTTTTATTGTGCCAAGTGTTGGCTAAAGAGATTTGGTCGATGAGTAATTATTGGCAAAACCACAACACCAGAAAGCTAGACCCCGAAGATGTGATTCTCATTAGAGCCTTGCGCAAAGAAGGGTTGAAGATGCAGGAGATAGCGGACAAGTTTGAAGTAACGAAAACCACTGTCTGCAAGATCGTTAACGGTCAGATCTGGAGTTATATCGTATGAGTTGGAGGAGACAATACACAGACAAGGATATTGAAATCCTGATTCAGATGTGGGGTGACGGTTATACAGCGACGCAGATCGGTGATCGTTTAGGTAAAAGCATGGCATCGGTGCGGCAGTTTATTCATCGCAACAGGGCGAAGTATGACCTTGAGAAGAAGGAAGGAGGACGCTACGAGAATCGAGATTCGTTTGACAAACAGTGGCATGGTGTGATACCCTTGGGGCATTGGAGTATAACTAAGCCTTGGGGTAAAAAATGCGTTGTCAAGCCTGTAACAAGAAATTAACTGATTTTGAATTAACAAGGAAATCAGCAACTTACGAAGACTATTTAGACTTATGCAACGATTGTTACAATACGATCAGAGTTGATGTTAAGTCGATTGATCGAACGGATTTGATGTCGATTGAAGATATTGTTGACATCGATAACGATCCGTGCTACTAATACTATATAGTAAAACGCAAGAGATAATATTTTTATATTATATAACTCTTACAACTTAGGAGATACTCTAATGACAGAAACTCAAGCGTTGTTAGAAATGCAAGAGCATGATAGCTTTGTCACCGTTAGCGAATTGGTATACCGACATGGTGTTAAAAATGTTCTCTTGCGATTGGCTGATTACGTCGAAGACAACAAAGAAGCCTATGCGATTTTTATGTTAGCGAAAGAATACGAGGAGCGTGAGAGTGAGTTTTGCAAAGACGCACCAACCATGTCCTGATTGCGGCTCAAGTGATGCGTTGTCTTACAATGCTGACGGGTCATCGTACTGTTTCCAATGCGAGACGTACACACGAGGTCAAGAGGATGCACCACAGGAGATCAATGTGGAAGCGAAGGAATTAAATTCAGGGCTTGTTAACAAGTTCAACAACGAATCAGTGTATCGAACGATCATTGAACGAGGCATCAACAGCGACACAGCAAAGAGATACAAGTGTTTTACTGAGAACAATAATTATCACTTTGCGTACACTGACGAGCGTGGTCACGTTGTCGCTGAGAAGTACCGCACACCGAACAAGGACTTCAGGATCAACGGTGACTGGAAGAACGCTACGCTGTATGGTCAACATAACTTCTCTAAAGGTGGCAGGTTTGTTACCCTGACAGAGGGTGAGTTCGACGCAATGGCGGCATACCAGATGCTTGGGTCGAAGTACCCTGTGGTGTCGATACGCAATGGTGCAACATCTGCACTGAAGGATGCGAAGCAGAGCTACGAGTGGTTGGATTCATTCGATCAGATTGTGATTTGTTTTGACGCTGACGAGGCAGGTAAACGAGCCGCATCACAGGTTGCTGAGTTATTCGGTAACAAGGCACGAGTGTTCAAACATCTTGATGATATGAAGGATGCTTGCGATTACCTTCAGAACAAGAAGATGAAGGAGTTCTCAGACAAGTGGTGGAGTGCTGAACAACACGTTCCTGATGGGATCATCTGCGGCTCTACGCTACTGGAAGAAGTAATGAGACCGATAGCACCTGCTGACGTAGACTATCCGTATGCGGGTTTAAACGGATTAACTTACGGTATACGCAAGGGCGAGCTAGTCACTATCACCGCAGGCTCTGGGCTTGGTAAGTCTCAGTTTGTGCGTGAGATTGTTTGGCACGTTCTGAGTAAGACTGAAGACAACCTAGGTCTGATGTTCCTTGAAGAATCTGTACGCAAGACAGCCTTGTCAATCATGTCACTTGCGGCTAACAAACCAATGCACTTGCCTGATGCAGATGTGACGCAACTGGAGAAAGAAGATGCGTTTCTCGATACAATGGGGACTGACCGTATATATCTGTTCGATCATTTCGGTAGTACCTCTGTTGATAATATCATTAGTCGAGTACGGTATTTTGCCAAGGGACTGGGGTGTAGTTATGTATTCCTTGACCATATTAGTATCGTGGTCTCTGCTCAAGCCAGTGGTGACGAGCGAAAAGCAATCGATGAAATCATGACTCGCTTGCGTATGATCGTGCAAGAGACAGGTATTGCTTTGATTGTTGTCTCACACCTCAAGCGTCCTGACTCCAAAGGACATGAAGAAGGTGCGGCTACCTCACTGGCACAGCTACGTGGATCAGGCTCTATCGCACAGTTATCTGA